AGTGGTGGGTCCTGATGATGTTGAACTAGATATTGACGAGGTTGGTGGTCAGAGCATCAGAGATCTAGATTCTGATGTATCTAAACTAAAAGAGTATGCCACAGGTAAAAAATTAACAATGAAAGAAATCGTAGAAGCTAAAAGAAGAAAAGATAGGGCTGCAGCCATAACAGATGATATCGACGGAGCAGCTAGTGATGCAGTAGTTAGAAGACAAGGTGATTACGATCCAAGTGACTATGATGATGGCATGGCATCAGGCGGTATCGCTAGATTGTTAGGAGAATAATGAACCCGTTAAAGTACGCACAGATGATGAAGTATCTGACTCGGGCAAAGAAAGTTAATCCAGAACTTCCCGATGTCTTTCCTGCAAGCAAAGCACCTATACCAGCTAAATCAACTTTTGTTGAAACAAAGGACGCAATCAACAGATTTGTAAGAGACAATCCAAGAACAGAAAAAGCAGGTGGCGGTATGTTGGTGCAACCAGGTTTTGGGGGCACGAGGCAGGGGTATAAAAATGAAAAAAAACTTAACAAGACCATGGAAAAAAGAATAGCTGATTATGAATCTAAAACAGGAAATAAATATGAGGATCAACCTAATTGGAGAAAAAAAGACATTAGAGATGGTAATTGGACAGGTGGTGGTAAAGGAGAAAAATTTAAAGATCCAAAATTTATTAAACAAAAAAGTGAGGGCACTCAAATACAAAAAGTCAGAGACTATCTATCTAGTGCGATAAGAGATAACAAAGGTAAACCAGTTACATTTAAAACTATAGCAGAAATTAAAAAAGGTGCGGGGGTCACTGCAAATATTGATGCAGATATTACTAGGGTTTTACAATCTGATAAATTTACAAATAAAATAAATTTAAGAAATTTTGAAAAACTACCCGATGAAATTATTAAAGAAATAAAAAGTTCTTTTTCTAATTTAGTTCCAAAAGATAAATGGAATTTTGACAAACATAAATTTGGGATAAATAAAACTGATATAGATGTAAGAGTATATGATAGAATAAGAAGATTCGTAGAAGATCCTAAACCACTAAGATATGGTTTTCGATTTGAAAATCCTGATGGCTGGATGTTAACACAAATGGATAGGGCTTATAGGTCAGGAAATAAATCTTATAAACCAATTTATGCTGTTGTTAATAAAGTTAGAAAAGTTGTTGGATATGTTGATAACACAGATAAAGGGGGAGGAAAAAAATATTTTGCATCTGACATTTATATTAAAGGTAAAAACTCAGATGGGATTTTAATCAAGGGGACTGATAAAACTCTTCCTCATCCTGATTACGCAGAAAATGTTAAATATCACGATATTGTGATGAAATCAGGACAACCTCCAAACAAAGCCATAAGAGATATTTTAACAAAAGGTGGAATAGCTGGTAGCGAAAAAATAAAAATGCGTCATGTGTTAAATTTTATATTAGACAATAGCGATTATAACGCTGCAAGAAGTAGTATTGTAAGACACCATAAAGGACAGTTAAAAAATGCAACAAGTGATTTACAAATTTTAAATAGAGTTCAAAACGTCAAAGTCACTGGAATAGAGGATAGAATATCTCAAGGAATTATTCTTCCCGAAGATATAGCAAAATTAAAAAACTTTGGAGTTAGTGTTAGAGGACCTGATGGAACTTTATATGGAGGTGGACCTAGAACACCTGAAGGTGGTTTAAGAGATATTAATAAACTTATACTAGAAGGTTCTAAAAATGTAGATCTTTATGGAAAAGAAATAAAAGGTTTAAAAGATTTTACGAAAGCAGATTTTGATCTATTAAAAAAAAAACTAGCATCACTTGGTGGTGGCACATGTTCCGTGCAGTTTGGTAAAGGCAACAAAGATGGTGGTAGAATAGGTTATAAAACTGGACCTGCTAGTCTTGAGGATTGCATTAAAAGTGGTGCAAAAAATTTTAACGATGGTAACCTTAAAACAGCAGATCAAATAAAAGACGGCGCAAAACTTTTAAGAGGTGGTCGTGCAGTGTTAAGCGCACTTTCTAAATACGGAATAGTGCCAGAACTCGCTTACGTCGGATTAGAAGCTGCAGGTAGAACTGTGTTAGGTGAGAAACCAACTAACGCTTTGTTAAAATCTATAGACACGCTTACGTTTGGTGCAACTGATTTTACATCAGAGATAGAGGCAGAAAAATTTGGTGAGTACGCTAAAGATAAATTAGCTGTTGATAAATTTCAAGAGAGTCAGGCTAAAGTAAGATCTATATTAGACAATATATCAAGACTAGAAGAGTTAAATCTTGAAGGTGGAGATATAGATGTAACACAAAATATACAAACTTTAAAAGCACAATTACAATCTGCATCAGATGAACTACGAGCAAATACTGTAAACCCTGACATGGTTCAATTTATAACTCAAAGAGGAGATGAGATCGCCGATGCACAATTAGCTAAATCATCTTATGCACAACAATCTTTGACAGATCAGTTGGAGGGTTTTCCTGGAATAAAAGATTATACAGATACGGAAGCCACTCGTGTATTTCCGTTTCAACAAACTCAAAAAAAATTAAATGAAAAAGTGTTACAATCACTATCTGACGTAAAAGATATTATGCAATATACAACTTCGGATGCGATCGATCTAGCGCAAACGCTTAGAGCAGATGGTCAAAATGTTTCAGCAAAAGATGTATTAGCTTACAGAGATTCATTAAGAAATGCCTCTCTATCCGAGTTTGCACAGTCAGGAGACTTTAGTCCAGAATCAATTTACGGTGCTCAAGGAGTTTTTTCTAAACCATTACCTGGAGGAGCTTTAGAAAAAAAACCAAATGTTATACCTGAGATGGAAAAAGAAATAGTCGGTCAGACAAATGTTGCTAATCCATTTAATATTGATATCTCAGATATAGGGACTGGTTTAAGAGGTTTCTCTGCAGCGGGCGGTGGTATTGCAAAACAAGCTGGTGTATCATCAGGCCCACCACCAGAATCAGGACCAATGTCTCAAGGGTTGCAAGGTCTAATGAAACGTGTTAAGAATAGATAGGAGTATTAAATGGCAGAAATAGACAAAGGACTCCCGAACACTAGGAACAAAGAAGAGATCCCATCACAAGAGGAGATCCAAGATGTTGCTGTTCAGGAAC